AAATACATCTCTCTGCTTGCGCAAGCGCAGGAAGCTGTTGCAGCGGCATCGATCGAGCGGACATTCTCGTTTGCAGGCAACTTGAGCGCCGTGTTCCCCGAGATCGTCGACAACCTCAACGCAGACGAGGCCATTCGCAACTACGGCGAGATCCTTGGCGCTGGGCCAGAAATCATGCGCGACACGGACGCAGTGGCACAGATCCGCCAGCAGCGCGCAGAGGCACAGCAACAAGAACAGCAGATGATGCAGCTGCAACAGGGCGCGCAGTCGGCCAAGGTGCTGTCTGAAGCGGACACGCAGAACCCGAACGCGTTGACCGCACTGCTGCAAGGGGGCCAGCAGACCGTATGACGTATGATGCATCCGATCCGGCACAGATTGCCAAAGCGGAAAAGGAAGAGGCCGACCGCCAGCGGGATCTAGACTACGTCCTCAAGACCCAACGAGGTCGGCGTTTCCTGTACGAGCTGATTTATGATACATGTCATGTTGGTCGGCTAAGTCACATCCCCGGAGACAGTGACAGCACCGCGTTCAATGAGGGGGGCCGAGCCGTCGGTGCTGTGCTGCTTGAGCAGATCCGCACGCAGGCAAAGGCCAAATTTATGCTGATGCACGAAGAAAACCACTTCGGCGAATAGGAAGAGAGGACAAGATTATGACTGAAGAGAGCACCGGCGACCTGATCGCTGACACCACAGAGACAACCGACGAAACGGCAGCTGACACCACCGCTGCCGAAGAGACGACGCTTGCTGACGCCGAGTCCGGCGAAGCAGGCACCAAGGATGCCGCCGATCTGCTGTCGGACGACGAGAGCGGTGGAAGTGAGGGTGTGCCAGAAACGTACGCCTTCGAGCCGCCCGAGGGCCTCGAACTTGATGACGAGACCAAGGGCAGGATTGATGCGTTTGCCGACACGGCACGCGAGATGGGCCTGACGCAAGATCAGTATCAGGCCCTGATCGAGTACGACATCAACCGAGCGCAGCAGCTGAACGATACGGCTGTCGAAAGCTGGGACCGTCAGGTCGACGGCTGGCGGGAAAGCGCCAAAGCTGACAAGGAGATCGGCGGAGAAAAGTTTGCTGAAAACCTTAAGGTTGCGGAAAGTGCCATCAAGCAGTTCGGAGACCCTGATCTGCGGGCATTGCTGAAATCCCCCAGCCCCGAAAACCCTGACGGGTTAGCAATCGGCAACCACCCTGCAGTGCTGCGTTTCTTCAACCGCGTGGGCAAGGCCATCGCTGACCCGAACTTGCTGCAGGGCGACGCCGCTCCGCAGACAGAAGGGACACTCCAGCGCATGTACCCGTCCATGTTTGATAAATCGGCGTAATAGAAGGAGGGCCCAGAAATGGCCACACTTGGCGTCAAAAACCCGACCCTCGCAGATCTAGCGAAGGTCACCGATCCCGACGGCACCATTGCAGACGTTGTCGAGATCCTGAACGAGACCAACGAAATCCTCGCGGATATGACTTGGCTCGAAGGCAACCTGACTACCGGCCACCGGTCGTCGATCCGTTCGGGTCTACCGACCCCGACTTGGCGTAAGCTCTACGGCGGCGTTCAGCCGACCAAGAGCCGTGCGGTCCAAGTGACGGACACCTGCGGCATGCTGGAAGACTACGCGGAGGTCGACAGGGCCCTCGTGGAAATGGCGGGTGATCCCGCGTCTTTCCGTCTGCAAGAAGACCGCCCCCACATCGAGGGCATGAACCAAGAGATCGCGGACACGCTTTTCTTCGGCGACGAAACAACCGCCCCTGAAGAGTTTACCGGTTTCGCTCCCCGCTACAATGATCTGTCGGCTGAAAACGCTGACAATATCATCGACGCTGGTGGCACTGGGTCGGACAACGCCTCGATCTGGCTGATCTGCTGGTCGCCCAACACTTGCCATGGCATCGTGCCTAAGGGTTCGGCAGCGGGCCTGCAGCAGCGTGACCTCGGTGAGGTGACGATTGAAGACGCAGACGGCAACAATGGCCGGATGCAGGCGTACCGTACGCACTATCGCTGGGATGCGGGCCTGTCGGTTCGTGACTGGCGCTATGTTGTGCGCGTTGCCAACATCGATCGCTCGCTACTGACTGCAGACGTGTCAACAGGCGCAGATCTGAACGACCTGATGCACCGTGCTCTGACAGAGATCCCGAACGCCTCGTTCGGGCGCTGCGCGTGGTACATGGACAAGCAGATGCTTGGCTTCCTGCGTCGTCAGACGTCCGAGAAGGTCTCGAACTCGACCCTGACCATGGAAATGGTCGGTGGCACGATGCAGACTTCTTGGGGTGGCTATCCGATCCGTCGGGTGGACGCTCTTTCCATCAACGAAGCTCGCGTTGTGTGAGCCTGAGAAAGGAGATCTGATATGATCCTTGATGAACTTCTCGAGTTCGCCGACGCGACAAGTGTTGCGGCATCTGCCGGAACCGCGCTGATCGGCGACGTCATCGACCTGCAGGAGGCTCGTGACATCGGCAACGGTGAACCGGTCTACCTCGTGATCCAGTGCGACACTGCGATCATTACCGGCGGCGCTGCCGGTACGGTCAAGTTCCAGCTCGCGTCGGATGCACAGGCAGCCATCGCTACCGATGGCTCTGCCACCGTGCATTTCGACACCGGCACTTTCGTCACTGATGGCGACGATGCCAACGCGCTGGACGCGGGTGCGGCCATTGCAGCCGTTGCGCTGCCAATGGAAGGTAATGCTTACGAGCAGTACCTCGGTATCCTGTGCACCGTTGGCGGCACAGCAGTCACGGAAGGCGCAATCAACGCGTTCCTGACCAAGGACGTGTCGAAGTGGAAGGCCTACCCGGACGGCCAGAATTAAGTTCTTGGTGGGGCCCTACAGCGGGGCCCCACCTCCACCGTCACTTTAGGAAGAGAGGGACCACGACATGCCGATCAACGTACGCTTCGATAAGAACGGCTTTTACCACCCGGCCTACGGGCGTCTGGGTCGCGGAAAGAACGCCGGACACATCTACTCCCTGCCGGACTTTTTCGGAGACGAAGGGAAGCTCCCCCTGTCCGCCACCATTATCGAGGACAAAGAGCAGCTTGAGGACGTCCTCGAAGAGGAAGAGCAGAAGAAGCCCATCAAACCAAAGGTGGTCGACGAAGAGCAGCTCAAGCGGGCGCAGTCCGCAACGACTGCGCCAAAAGACAACCGTCGGCCTCCGGTGCGCTCGCGCCGTAAGCCTAGCGCTCAGGAGTAACCCGTGGCGAGCGAAGTTCAGATTGCTAGGCTGGCGCTTCAGCATCTCGGCGACCGATATGACATCACGTCGTTGGATGAAGCATCACCAGAGGCCGAGCAGGTCCAGCTGGTGTTCGACAACGTGCGCGACATGGTTCTTCGGGAGCACCCTTGGAAGTTCGCTCGCAAATATGCAACGCCCGCCCCCTTGGCGGGCGATGCTCCACCCAACTGGGATTTCATGTTCACCTACCCCAGCGACGCCCTGCGGGTTATCCGCATCGTCAATCCTCTGGGAGACAACCAGCCCCCCATCAGGTTTGAGGTCGCGCGCAACAGCGCAGATCTGCGGGTGATCCTGACCAATGAGAGCGAGCCTACGTTCGAGTACACCAAACAGGTCACCGATCCACAGCAATTTGATCCGCAGTTCGTCACCGCTTTGGCGTACCGCATTGCCCAGTATATCGCGATGCCGATCACGGGCGACCGCGCAGTCATGTCTGACATGAAGACTTTAGCGGACGTCGAGGTTGGCAAAGCTCAAGCGAGCGATGCTAATGAAGGGTTTGAGACCCCAAGACCCGCCGAAGCCACTTGGATTACTGCGAGGTATTGATGCATGGCCCGACTTATTCAGCCCAGCTTTGCCGGTGGTGAGGTCTCCGCTTCGGTAGCGGCTCGCGTCGACTTATCGAAGCGAGCGGTGGCTGTTGAGCAGGCCGAAAACTTCATCGCAAAGTTTACGGGTGGCATGGACAGCCGACCCGGTCAGAGGTTCGTCGCCCGGGCCAAAAGCAATGGCCAAGTTCGGCTCCTGCCCTTCGAGTTCAACACAAAGCAAACCTATGTGCTGGAGGTCGGGAACGAGTATATGCGCTTCCATGCCCAAGGTGGGCAGATTGTGGAAGCTGGAAAGGCCGTCACTGCTGCGACAAGTACCACCATCACCGTCGTAGGTCACGGCTACACCACGGGCGAAGAAGTTTACCTTGCTGGCCTTGGCGGCATTACAAACCTTGAGGGTAGAAACGTAATCGTTACCGTCATCGACGCGGACACATTTACGATCTCTGATCTGAACGGGTCGCCCATTGTAATTTCCGGTACTTACATCAGCGGCGGAGAGAGCTTCCGGGTCTACGAGATCTCAAGGCCGTATGACGCTGATGATATCTTTGATCTAGAGTACGCCCAAAGTGGC